GTTACCATCGTTTTGGGAACGATAATTTCATCCCACTGGCCATTTCGCTTATATGCCAGCTTGATCTGCTCTTCTCCTGTTTCGAGGTTTTTCAGCCGTTCTATCGGCAGGATCGGATGATAGCAGGCCTGTACATCCATGGTTCCGGTATTCTGCACCCACACCCCGTCTTCCCTGGCAATCCATGCCCCGCAATACATCCGGTCATAGGGTCCTTCAAAGTTCGTCCAGTTATCCAGGGATGCTGCAGTATTGCTTTTGGCTGCTGTCCGCATTTGCTTTTCCACACGCTTGTAAGCAGCAACCATTGCCCGGAACTTTGACTTCACCCCCAGCTCTGTCGCTTTGTCTTCCAGCATCAAAAGCAGCTTTGCCTTCTGTATTTCATCCTCTTCTGAAAAAACTTCATCCAGCACCGCATCCGAAATCACGTCTGATGCAGTCATGGAAGCGATGCTCTGCATCTGTATTCACCTCTTCCTGTTTAAATATTCCAGCTTATACGCTGCAAATTGTAATTGGTTATAAGAATCACACCATGCGTCCGACAATGGCTCAAACAGGCGCACACACGTCCACAGAAGCCTAATTGTCCGGCGCAGTATCTCTTTCTCTGCTTCTTCTGCCCGCGCTCTGCCAGCTGCCGTTTCCTGCCGCTTCTGACGCTCATATTGACGCCGGCGGCGTGCAAACCAGCTCTCCTTTTTCGCATCCGGATATTCCCCTCCCAGCTCCAGGAACGCTTCCCGAAACGAGATGCCCTCATACTGTTCCAGAAACGTAAAAATATCCCCGTTTGCCCCACATGCAAAGCAATGGTAATCTTTGGAATAAATCTTCATGGAAGGTGTCCTGTCGCCTTTATGGAAAGGGCACGGGATGAACCCTGCCCTGTTTGGAGCAGGCATCCCGCAGTGCTGCAGGATTTCCTGCATAGATACCGATTCTTTAATCTCTTCCCTTGTCATGCTCCATCCTCTGCCGGAAGGTCAAATTCTCCGCGTTCCAGCCGCTCTTTCAAATCCCGTTTCAGGATCTCATAAATCAGAGTCGAAGTCGTTTCCTCCTTGCACATGATCAGCTGTAGGTCATAGCGGTTCTGCCATGCAAGGATGGAAGCTAGAAAGGCAGCAGGATTGTACTGGCTGCGATACTTCCCTGCCAAAAGCTTCTCCCAGGTGGCATTTTCCACCAGCAGATAAATCCTCGCTCCGTTCTCCTTTGCCCTGGCAAATTCTGCTTCGAAACGTTTTCTCGACCGGGTAAAGCATCCTGCCAGCTCATCCAGGTTCATCTTCCGTTCTACTACGATTGGAGATATGACCTCATGCGAGGAATATTCTAAAAAGCGCTTTCCGTCCGGCAGAACGAAGTTATAAGCATAATCGCCATAAGATAAAGCTTGTCTAACATAATCGCAGGGGAAGCGGCCGTACCGCTCCCTCGCCCGTTTTGTATCCTGTTCCCGCGTATCCACCAGTATTACCATGGAACGCAGGCAGTCATCTACTTCAAAATGATTCATTCCGGCCTCCTTTAGAACGGGAGTTCCTCATCAATCTCGTCCGGAATATTCATAAAACCATCCGTCCCAGGTGTGACACCTGCCGGATAGGTACCTTTCTCAGGTTTCAGCAGCGTGTCCTTCGGGATCGTAAACTTTCCATCGCGGATCCTCTGCGCATCTGTCAGGCTGTGGCAGTTTGTAAAGAACCCGTGCCGGCCGCCAAAGTCGTATTCCTTGTTATTAAACAGTCCGCCGATCATCTTGCCTTTCAGGGTCTTCTCATCCCAGTTCCAATGATATCCCTCGTTAGAAGTTTCAAATGCCTCCATGACCGTCTTAAACCGGCGCTTCGTCCAGTTATCCTGATCGGAACCATCATCCTTTGGACAATACAGTCTGTAGACCCCTTTCCATTTCTTATCTTCTTGCGTCTGTGCATCATAATTGCGTTTATAAAATCCTGCCTGCTCACCTTCTGTAATATCAAATGCGATTACCAGCACATCGCTGTTCCCGTTCTTCCCTTCGTCCAGACGCACGTTCTGAATTTTTAAAACATACCCACCTGCCGGCAGTTTCTCGTTCTCAGAATAAGCCTGTGTATCTTCATAACCATTCCATTTTTTCATCGTCTTACTTCTCCTTTAAAATTCCTGCAATGCTTCGATCACTGCGGTAATATCATTGTCGATCTCCCTGTCTGCAAAAGCTCCCATAGGGCTCTTTGCCGTGGACAAATTTGCCTGTGTTTCAAAAACATATCTACCGTCCACGCATTTGCTCAGAAGCACCGTAGAAAACTTACTCTCCAGCGTAATCTTGTCCAGCTTCCTGCCAGATGTTTTGATCCGAGTGAACATATACCCATTCTCGTCATGATCCGTCTGGGTATGTGCCACAAACACGATTGTTACATCATCCCTCATCGTCAGAGAATAATCGATCAGGTCATAAATGCTCTGGGCAAGATCCTGCCATTTGTCGTACCCCTTTTCCTTAGCCCTCCGCATCTCATCTGCAACCATCAGGCCGTTAATGGTATCCACTACCACAACCTTGATGTGTTTCATATTTTCCTGCTCATTGACTTTGCGGAGCGCATTGAGTGCAACCTGCGGGAAATCTGTAACAAGATAATTTTTGTTTGCACCATTGAAGTCAGCCTTCCATCCTTTCCAGGACAATCCTTTCTTATCGCAGTCAATATATAAAGTTGTCTCTGGGTCAAGCTTCCTCATGGACGTTGTTTTCCCTGTGCCGGATTCCCCGGCAATGCATATTACATGGCTCATTGATGCTTCTTCCTCCTGTATTCCCTTATTTAATCCTCAGATGTTCCCCTCGTTCTTTTAACGTTGCAAACGGCAGTACCTTTCCTTCCGTCAGTGCCTCGCGGATTTTTGACATGTCCGGAATCTTCTTCATATAATCGTCCGGGACTGCTACCTCATCCACCTCCATCGGAGCGACGCCACCATTTTTGCAGATTGCAAACGAGTAAAAGTCCGTCTTAAGCTTCTTCCGATTACAAAGGATCATAGCTGCCTTCAAACGGTCTTTCAGCACCTTGCTCCGGTTGTGCAACTGCTCTGCGCGCGCTGCCAGCCGATCAGCCTCATTTTCAAACTTCACAGCTTCCGCATCCAGTTCCGCCATAATCTTTGCATATCCGTCCGCCTTCTCCTCCAGCTCGCCGTCCATGCCGTCCAACGTGTCTGTGATGACCTTCATCTCCAGATTGTCCGCGGACTCCATCATTTTATACAGTTCCAGATACTGTCCTGTGATTTCATACAATGTACTCATTTTCTTCTCTTACCTCCTGTTCAGTCTCCTGCATTGCCTGCATAATTCTTTTCATGCGCTTTTGCTTTCACATCTATTGTCGGGCTTGCATTCTCTCCGGATTATTTCTGACCTGTATACATGTCACTCCTTCAGACATCTCTGAAATCTCTCAAAAAGCTCATCCATTGCTTTCTCGATTTCATCCATTTCCGGCATTGTCTCACGCTTTATGTCAAATGCTTCTTTCATGCCCACATTCAGCGCTTTCCGCAAAACATCCTTTGCCGTTCTTTTGGGAACGCCACTATTTAAAAGCGTTTCGGTCACAGCTGCAGATGCCACTGAAAAATCCACAAGGACATCCCAGCCCGATCCTTTTATGGTTACTTCTCCGTTTTCTGATTTAATCATTGCATTCTCTCCATTCCCGCCTTATACTAAAGGCGTAATATTTTTTCTTTGGCGCTGGTACTTTGGTCGGTTCAGCGCCTTTTTCTTTTCCGGCTTCTTAATTCTTCTTCGCGTGCCGCGCACAGCACTGTTGCCACAAAACAGCCGGCGGCGGCGACCGTCAGTACCGTCGGCGTGATCATCATGCCAAACGTCTCCCACATAATCAGCGCTGCCGTAATCAGCACAGATCCGGTCATCAGACACACATCAGACTTGTCCATCTTCACTTTCACCTCCTGTTCTCCAACTCGAATATTGCCCACCTCAGCGCCACAGCCGCTTCGGCATCCTTTTTCCGCTCTTTTTCTTCCAGCAGCTCATAAAGCTTGTCGATCTTTCT